CCCCATCTTACAAATGGTTCGTTCTTATACATTTTCTCTACCCAACGGTCTACGTTGTCTACGGCAAAGTTCATTTGACTAATTTTCATATATTTTAATCGTTATTCGGATTATACACAATATAAGTATTTGATGTTCCCGACCAAACGGTAGGGTCATAACCATTAACCCCTACCACATTCACCAGTGTCTCATATACCACATCGTATGCATATTGAGGATTCGTATTACCTGAGAGAGCAAAAGATTGCTCATATACCTTGAGGTCATATTCACCTGGTATCAAATGAACATTGGTTTGACCACATGAGGTTGCCCCTGTTAATACTTCAGGAATTGAATCATCAATGTTTATACAAAATAGGTCATAAGGTGGACTAAATGAAGCTGTTGACGGAACTAAATAAGGTATGAAACGAAATCTTTCTTGTGATAATTTATGTTGCATTGACCAAAGATAGGACACAGAACCAGTCAACCACTTGTTTCTTGAACAGATGGCTGCCGCTTCGTTATTCTGACCTTGATTTAAATATATCATTTTAGTATGTGTTTCTCCCTAATGATGTTTGGAAAGTGTTTATGATTGTTTGTAAGTTCGCCGCTTCACCATCACTTAAACCTGAACCTAAACATATGAATGAAAAAGTTTGGTTGGCATAAGAACCAATATAAATTGAACCACTATAATAAAGAGCCCAAAATGCTAATGGTGATGTTGAGTCAAATGGGCTAGTTCCTCCATTTATTGAATAAACTTTATCAGTATTTCTCCAATAATCAGCAGTTGTTGTTCCTGCCTTATTTATCATAAACGAACCAGTTTGACCTGATGAAGTAAAAATACCAGCTGTCGCATCACCCGCTCTATAAAAATAATTTCCACCTAATCCAAGATTATTATTACATAATTGAAGTAATCCATTAGTTGTTATACTACCTAACAAATGTTCGTCGCCACCTGTTGGTGTATTTGAAGTATTTTGGTATGCTAAAATATGCCAAGATAATGGGTCAGTAATCCAAGTCGTAATTGGAATATTTGGATTAGCCCAACCATTAGTTCCATTACCTGTTGAACCTGTTGAACTCCATGTAAATCCACCATTCCAAGTTAAATCGTAAGTTGTATTAAGTTTTGCGTTTATTGAATTAGAACCACTTGAAGCTCCCAATTGTGGATAAAATGCGAATATTTTAGAATATAAACCAACTCCTTTTAATTGGGTAAATAATGTGTTTGTCGCTGCCGATATTGTTGGACTTAATGTTCCTCCTGTAAGAATAATTGCATTTAAATATGCCGCAGCATCAGCATCAAAAGCAGGTACTAATGTTGCCGTAGGTGTTGGAGTAGTGGTCGGTGTTGAAGTATTAGTTGGTGTTGGAGTATTAGTTGTGGTAACCGTAGGAGTTGGGGTTGGACAAGTAATAACCAACTGGCAAGTTTGACTAAATGCTGAAAAGAATAAATCATAAGTTCCCTCATAATCATCATTTGTATAAGTATATGGAATTGTTTGATAACCCAAACTAATAGAACCCCCACTACAAGGATAGAAGGTAATGTCGGCTAATTGTCCGTTATAGTTCGTAGATTGTAATTGTATCTGTGTTGCCATATCTTAATATGTATTTCTACCTAATGTTGTTTGGAATGTGTTTATGATGCTCTGTAAGTTTGCTGCTTCACCATCAGTTAATCCTGAACCAACCCAATCGAACTGGTGTCTTCTTGGAGACCAAGTGTTAAAATCTGGTGCCGCAGGTAATCTTAGAGTTGTACTTGGTAGTACACTAGTGTTAGTTCCACTTGCGGTTCCAACTTTAGTTCCATTATACCAAATATTCAAATCAGTATTTGTTCTTCTATTCATAATAAATGAACCAATACCAGAAGGAATATTAGCAACTGAAACAATTACTCTATTTGTTCCTGGACTTCCCAAATAAGCGTAAAAGTTAGAATCTGTATCGGCATCATTTGCTCCTCCAATAAGTGTGTGAAATTGGTTGCCATCATATGGAAATCCAATATCAATTACATAACCATAACCAGGTGGTACATCAGTCCCTAAATAAGTTAGTAAAGTACTATCGTTATTTGTTAATACTGAACTTGCAACCATATTAACTTCAGCCCAACCACTTGTTCCATTTGGTGTTGCTCCTGATGTATTAAATGCCCAACCACCATTAAATGTAATATCGTATGTTCCAGGATTTTTTGCTTCAAGTTTATTGGAGTTTTGAACACCACCAATATATGGATACATAGCAATTGTTTTAGAATAAAGATTTGCAGATTTTAAACTAGTAAATAATGTATCTGTCGCAGCAGATATGGTTGGACTTAATGTTCCTCCTGTAAGAATAATTGCATTTAAATATGCCGCAGCATCAGCATCAAAAGCAGGTACTAATGTTGCCGTAGGTGTTGGAGTACTTGTATTAGTTGGGGTAATCGTTGGGGTTGGACTTGGTGTTGGTGATGGTAATTCTGTATAAGTAATATCACAAGCAGGAGCTGGAGTAGCCGTAGGAGTTGGGGTTTGAGTATTGGTTGTGGTAACCGTAGGCGTAGGAGTTGGAGTAATCGTAATTTCTTCAATGTAAAAATATTCGTCACCAGTACTTACAAGATAAACATCAGGACAATAAAGACTTGGAACAAGAAAATCTAAAAAACTCATAGTAATTCCTGATTGAGTATATTGTAATATACCATTTAAATAAAAATTCATTGTTATCTCCCAATCATAAAGTCCACCACTGTAACCAATAAAATTATCTAAAATATATTCTCTTGTATCATAATAATATCCTAATGCATAACCACTTGTGTCCATTGCAATTTGATAATTTGGCTCTAAAATATCTAATGCAAATGTATAAGTTGTTCCAGTAGTTCCTTGAACATCAGGACCTATCGCACAATATACACCATTATTTCCATCAAGAACAGAAATGTTATCAGTAATTGCGTTGTGTGTTATAGTAAAACCTGTCAATGAAGGTAATGGACTTCCAGGAATTGTGGCATTTTGAAGATAAAATTGAAAATCAAATTGTTGTGGTGGTGTTGTTGTAGGTGTTGGAGTAGGAGTTGAACTTGAAGTATTGGTAGGGGTTGTTGTTGGAGTTGAAGTATTAGTAGGAGTTGTGGTAGGTGTTGAAGTATTGGTAGGGGTTGGTGAAGGACATACCAAAGTTTTTATTCTATAACTTCCGTTTGTACTATTTAATCTTGCAGGTGTGTCTAAGTATGTTGTATAAAATCTATAATATCCTTGTTGTATATTAGTTCCTGAATAATAGAATATCATATCAGAATATCCTGAATTTGCTGTTCTGTTAGTATTATCAACATAATTAGTAAATGAATAAACCCCATCGTTACAAGTAGAACATACTGGTGCAAGCAAATTTACCCAAACATTATTTCCACTCCATTGGTTAACATTATCTTGTAATATTATAGGGTCTTCGTTGAGTGAAACTGATTCACCATATATACTAAATGTTGTGACACCATAACCCGTATAAGAAATATAATCGTTCATTTCTTTTTCAAATAAAGGTTGGCTTAATGATAGATTACCAACAGTATTAAAACCTCTAAACGAACTTCCTTGTGATGCCATCCAATTATTCAAGGCTGTTCTACCTGTAAAACTATCATAAAACGCATATGCCTGTGGATTATAACAATAAGTAGGGCTTGGAGTATTGGTTTGAGTATTTGTCGGAGTTGTTGTTGGTGTTTGAGTATTAGTCGGAGTTGTTGTTGGCGTTTGAGTATTTGTTTGAGTATTAGTCGGAGTTGTTGTTGGCGTTTGAGTTTGGGTTGGCGTTTGGGTTTGAGTTGGAGTTTTAGTAGGCGTTGGAGTTTGGGTTGGAGTTTTAGTAGGGGTTATTGACGGAGTTGGCGTTGGAGTGGCAGTTATATCAGCAACAAAATATGAAACAATATCATCTATTGCTCTTTGTTCTCCCAAATAGTCACTAAACTTTTTATTAAAGAATGTTCTCCCCATGTATTATTTTTACTTTCTCAATTAAATCATTAACATCAATCTCGTCTCCAATATTGAAGTAGTGTGTTTTTATTCTTGAACCAAACTTGTTTTGATTATCATAGTAGATTACAACAACCCCTATGTTTAATGTATCCAAGTCCCATTCAATTTTTTTTATTTGATAGTGTTCATATTCAACACCATCAACAATTACTTTTTTATGAACCAACATAACCAGTCGTATCACTCAAAGGGATTGGACCAGTCCATTCTACTAATGGTAATTGTTTAACCCAATCAAAATCGGGATTATCACAATTATTAATTTCTTCAGTTGATATAATCCAATCTCCGCCTAATTGTTGAACTGGGTTAAAATAACTATCTTCTTGATAGTGATGTCCTATCAACGAATCTTTTTGTTCTATGGTTAAAAGTCCTACTAACATATTATATTATTTAATAAGTATTTCTGCTTAATGAGGTTTGATAAGTTTGAATTATCGTATCCAATGTTGTTATTTGTGCGACGGTCAATCCTGTGTGAGCATAATTGAATTGTTGTCTAAATACAGAATACTGACCATCTGTTCCGTCAGAGTTTAATGCTCCAAGATATATTGGTTGTGGTGATTTAGCAATGGAAGCTTTATTTACAGTTTCAAATAAAGTTCCTCTTCTAACATAAGATACTTGAGTTGTTCCTGTTCTTGTAAATGCCAATCCACCTAATGAATTTGGATTTGTTGCGGTAGTTGGTGCTCCTGTATCATTTTCCCAAGCAAATGCGTCAATCACATCTGCGTTTGATTTAGGGTATAGTGCCCAACCATTACTTAAATCACCTTTACTACCCATAGCACATTTACTAAAGGCTCCAACACTATCAGTTCCTGAATAGAAACCTAATGTTCCACCCGATATAGTTAATGTTGATGCTGAGTTAGGTGTGAAGAATGTATTAGCATAAGCATTAACTCCGTTTGGAGTTGCTCCTGATGAACTATGTGTCCAACCACCATTAAATGTTAATCTATAACCTGCGTTAGTATCAACAGGATTTAATGCGTTAAACTTATTTGACCCTGCAGTTCCACCAATAAACGGATACATATACAACATACCATTATTGAATCCATTAGACCAAATAGATTGGAATAATGTTCTTGTCGCTCCTGAGATTGTTGAATTTAATGTTCCTCCAGCGGCAACAACTGCCGATAAATAACTGTTAGCTTCACTTGTTCCTGGTAAAATTGTTGGAGTCGGTGTAGGTGTACCTGTTGGATTAGGAGTTGGTGTTTGGTTTGGAGTTCCCGTTGGTGTTTGAGTATTGGTCGGTGTAGGAGTTGGAGTTGGTGGAATAAATACAACATTAACACACGGACAAACTGGTGTAACTGATGATATTGTAAATCCACTTATATTACCTGCTCCTGTTGAGTAAGTGTGAGTATGGTCGTTATTTGCCATAATTGTACTATATGGAACATTTATCGCCCCACTTGTTATATCATAACTTCCAACTATTGTATAATCACATAAGGCATTTGCATTACCTGTGTAATCAGGATTATTAAATAATGTAAATTTTATATTATCATTACCTTGTATTTCACTTTTTAAATATTGTGTTGTAAAAGTTCCACAAGTAGGTGTCTGTGTTTGAGTTGGTGTTGTTGTTGGAGTAGTCGTATTAGTTGGGGTTGGTGTTGTTGTTGGAGTTTCTGTATTAGTAGGAGTTGGTGTTGGTGTTTGAGTATTGGTCGGTGTAGGAGTCGTTGTTGATGCAGGAGTCCCTGTTGGCGTATTAGAAGGGGTTGGCGTTGGTGTTGTTGGGATTATGTTTTCACTTTCCGTATTCACAGCAACAATGGCATTCCATACCGGCATTTCTTTTTCACCATATGGTTTTAATGCTTCCTGAAAATCAAAAGGTTTTTTCTTTGTAATAAATTGTGCATTTGATGGTCTATAACTTCTACCGTTCCACTTCATTTTTTTGTTCTTGGCTTAAAAAAAGGGCACCCTCCAAGCTGAAGGGTACCCAAATTTATTTATAATAATATTATTCTGCGTCTACAGTAATACCTGTAAATACTGCTCCAAGAGTAGTAGTCACAAGGATTTCTTGTGTCGCATTTGGTTCACCACCAACGATAGTCAATGCACTCATACCATTAAGGTCTGTGTATGCAAGTCCTGTAGCAAGACCACCAGAGGTAACCAATGCTCCATTTTGCCATGCACCTGACCAATATTGACCATTGTTATCTTTGACAATAAAGAATATATTATTTTGATTTACTAAATTTTGGAATACTAAACGTAATTCATAATTTAATCTTGGTAAGTTCATTACCAATGTTGGTTGGAATACAACAGATTGCGCTGTTGTGTTTACACCAATGTCTTCAGTAAATGAAGACCCCTGTTTTGTAAGTTCAAATTTGTAAAATACACCAGAACCTGATGCCGCAGTGATTTGCTCATTTGCGTTAGATGTCCATGCAGTAATTGTATTTCCTGAATTTCCAAGAATCCAAACCGCATTTAATCCACCAGTACTTGCATTTCTACAATCTAATTGAAACCCACTTTCTATATAACAACTCATTTTTTTTTCAGTTTTTAATTTTAAGGTTTATTAGTTTATGCTGCAACTACCCAAGAGTCAACAGAGAATACACCCACACCATAAGTAGCGTGTAAGTTTAATTTTACAATGTCCTCAAATGGGTCATACATTGCTCTTTGAGTCATCATCTCAGCATTCATACCAACCATAATGTATTGTGCAGGACCTGCATATACTTTACTTTGACCTGTAAGACCTTGAGTTGGAACTACTCTTACATTTGAACCTGGAAGGATAACACCCCAATCAGAACCTTCAGTAGCAATACCAGTTGGGTCTGTGAACAAGTTAATGAATGAGTTGTTTCTCATTGATGCTACCAAAGCTCTGTAGTCAGAATAACCACAATAGATAACTAAGTCATCTCTGTGTAATACATTCTCAGGGATATTTTGGTAGTAAGTTGTGAATACATCTAAACCATTTGTTGCAGTAGCAGCAGTGTAAGAAATTTGAGTTGCTCCATTACCTGAAGTAATCAAAGTTGTCACACCATTAAAACATTGATTGTTGTAAATAGTTGCACCAGTCGCAGTTGTATTTCTCCACAATTGTAATTCTATTTGGTTAGCAGTTCTGTTTGCGATATCTTCAAGAATTATTTCCTCAAAAGGAACTGACTCTTGGAAATTAGCATCAGTTAAATACTGAGACAAATATGTGTCATACAAAGAATAAGGACATAACTGTTGGTTTACTTTTTTATTACACAAATTAATTGTAACGACATTTTGAACAGTGTCTCCTGTTGGGTCAAAACCACATGCTAGGTCTTGTAAAATAACATCATTTGTTACGAAACCTACTTTTTCAGTTGTACCTTTTAAGTTTGGTCTAACAGATGAATATTTTGGTAACGTCAAACCTAAGAACGCCTTAATCAACATATCATCACCGTATGAGTTATATGTTGGTAGAGAGTCTAAATTATAGTTAAAAGAGAAGGATGATACCTCACCTTTTTTATACATTTTCTTTTCCATTTTATTTTCTAATTTAATTTATTTTTTTAATGCATTTCTCAAGAAAGCAACTTTCGCATCAGCAATATTTTCTTTTGCAAAGGTCTTACGTGCCACTGGTTTATCAAATACCGGTGAATTCTTGAAATCCTCATAATCTGTTTTATAGGAATCAAATTCCTTGCTGAACTTGGACATCATTGATACCATTCCTGACATCGCCTCCTTCATTTTTTTCATTTCATTTTTGTAATCTTCAAGTGATAAAGAACCTTCTGCAGTTTCATCAGGATACTTCACTCCTGTGATTTCACCCTTACCATCTACGGTTAGGACGATACCAGAATCAGTTGTGTGCTCCCCTTCAGGTGCGGATACTTTTTCATCTTCTTTTGTGATTACATACAATTTTTGTCCGACTTCAAATTTGCCATCTTCATCCGTTAAAATCTTAGTTCCATCTGATAATGTTGCTTTCGCCATCGTTACTTCGTTCACTTCAACTTCAGTTGAGGCTTCTTCTATTTCTTGAATTCTAGAAATACGTGAATCCTCACCTACTACTAAAAGAATACCATCGCGAGTTTTGTGTTCTCCACTCGGAGCAGGTTTCAATATAGAATCTTCTCCAACAACAAATAGCTCATCTCCAATCGAGAAAGGCTCTTCACTGTTGTTCGTGATAGTCGTTGTGTTGTCAATTAACTTGGTTACAGAAAATTTTTCAGATTTAAACTTAAGACCTAACAAATTAGATATTTTTTCTAGTGCTTGTTTAGCGTCCATTCATTTAAAATTTATGTTTGTTTATTTGTTTTTTGTATTAAATACAAAATATTACGTAGATAAATATCGCACTGTTTGTAAGACAGAAAAAAATTAATTTCCATAGAAAGAATTTAGAATATCAATCACTTTGTTTAAAATAACCTGGTCTCTTTCTTCTCTTGAAAAATTAAGTAAGAAATTTCCTTCGACACTCGCTCCTTGAATTTTTCTTTCTTTAATTAATTTTAAAACCTCGTTACCTTCAGGTGTGTCTAATACTTTATAGGCTGACATCCAAGTTCCAAAAGGAAGTTGTTCTTGTGTGAATCCTAAT